AGACAGGCAGACAAGAACCTCTTTTTAAAGAATATTTTTCAAAAGTAGATGAACTTACGGATCTAAAAAAAACACCAGTATGGGATGATTTAACTCCTGGTTTAAAAAAAGTGTTTGCAAAAAAAGGATCCAAGACAACTTTTGGAGACGTTATGAGATATGCATATAATCAAGGATCGGGTTACAGTATGAAATATTTTCCTTATAATATTGATCATAAGAGTGGAGTAGCAACTAAACCTTTTTCTGATTTAAGAATTATATCAAGAAGAATAAATCAAGCAGCGGGGCATGTCAGTAAATGGATGCCTGTAGGAGCTCAAAACTATTTAAAAAGTATGGGTTATTTATTTGATAAAGATATGAAAACATTAGTAAAGGACGAATTAACGTTAGCTGATGATATTTTAACAAAAGGAAGAAAACTATTTTCTCCTTATCAAATAGCTAAAAACAAAGAAAATTTAGCACAAACAGGTAAAAAGCCTATAAGACCTGCTGGAACTTTTAATGCTCAGAAAAAGGAGATATGGAAAGCCTTCCAAGCCCAGGGAATTGGAAAAAATTGTCCAGTAAAAAGAGCCGAAGGTGGAAGAATTGGTTTCAATGAGGCAGGTTTAGTTGATGACGATTGCATGAGAAATGCTATTAACGAACACAAAAGAAAATTAGCCGATGGAAATAAAGTATCCATTGAAAAACAAATGAAGATCAATCAAACCAAAAGTTTAAAGAATATATTTACTACAGGAAGAAGAGGACTTCAAACTGTTCTCAGTGGGGTTGGACTAGATCACCCTCTAGCAGCTGGTTTAGAGGTAGCTATTGAAGCTGCTTTTTATGGATATGGGAGACAACAAGGAGAGAGCCATGAACAGGCAAGAGAAAATTTATTCCTTCCTAAAATAATAGAAAAATATGTTCCTGATTATCTTAAAGATACAGAGCTATGGAAAAAGTATGGAATTAAACCCTTTAAAACAGGAGTGTGGGAAGGGCCCGAAAGATTAATTGAAGAAGAGTTAATTGGAACGAGATGGGATCCTTCTGGAAAAGTAAATCCTGTTGCTGAATATGCAGATAATTTAAAAGCTTTGGAGAATGAATATGATAAGTTTAGTTCTATTCAGCTTAAATTAGATGCAGCTAATAATCCACGGACTAAAGCTAGACCTGAAATTATTCAAGGTTTGGAACAAGAGTTAAATGAGAGTTTGAAAAAAATGGAAAAGTTGGGAATTAACATTAAACCAGGCACTCCTCAACATGATGCTTACATGATTGCGCAGGAAAGACAAAAAGGTCTACGAGATGAGAGAGCTCAAGGCCCTAAAGTTAAACCACCCTCTTATGGTCGTCATAAACAAGGTCAATGGAGAGATGAGTTTTTAGATTATAGAGAAGCGGATCCTAAATATGGACAGTCTATTTCTTCTGAACGAGATCCTGATTGGAAAGGACCTCACGACCCTTTTGCTTTTAAAGGAGGATTATACGATGAGCTTGGATTACCTTTAGGGTGGTGGGAAGAAGAGGGTTATACACCTGAACAGAAATGGAAAACAATATATGATATGGGTGGATTTGATCTTAAAGATAAAATTGGAATAGCAGGCGGCGTGGCTAAGATGGCAGACGGTGGTATAGCTGGGATACGTAGACCACACGCTATTGCACCTGAATCAGGACCCGCGCCTCAAGGAGAGGGCTTGTCTTATATATTAAATAGTGTTAAAGAATGGTAGGAGTTTAAATGGCAGATATAGACAAAGAACTCCCGAACACAAGAACTGAAGTAAAACTTCCTGGCGCGGAAGATGTTCAGGTGAAAGTGTCCGAGGAGCAAATTACTGAAAGACAACCCGTAGAAGTAACACCAGAAGAAGATGGTGGTGCAACTATTAATTTTGAACCTGGTGCAATAAACGTACCTGGCACAGAAAGTCATTTTGATAACTTAGCAGATTTATTACCTGACGATGTAACCTCACCTATTGGTTCTCGTCTTAAAGAAAATTACGTTGATTATAAAAATTCTAGAAAAGAGTGGGAAAGAACTTATATTGAAGGTCTTGATCTACTTGGATTTAAATATGAATTAAGAAGTGAACCTTTCCAAGGTGCTTCGGGAGCCACGCACCCTGTACTAGCAGAAGCTGTAACACAATTTCAAGCAACAGCTTACAAAGAATTATTACCAGCTGATGGACCGGTTAGAACTCAAATTTTAGGAGTTGTTAACCCACAAAAAGAACAACAATCTAACAGAGTTAAAAACTACATGAATTATTTAATCATGGATCGTATGAAAGAATACGAACCTGAATTTGATTCAATGTTATTTCATTTACCTCTAGCAGGATCTACTTTTAAAAAAGTTTACTACGATGAATTATTAGGAAGAGCCGTTTCTAAATTTGTCCCTGCAGAAGATGTCGTTGTTCCTTACACGGCTACAAGTTTAGCAGATGCAGAAGCTGTTATTCATAGAGTTAAAATTTCTGAAAACGAATTAAGAAAACAGCAAGTAGCTGGCTTTTATTCTGATGTAGACTTAGGACCTCCGGGTTATAATATTAGTCAAGATCAATTAAAAGAAAAGGAAAGAGAATTAGAAGGCACAGAAAAAACTGGAAGACAACAACCTATTTATACTCTTCTAGAGTGCCACGTAAATTTAGACCTAGAAGGTTTTGAAGATATTGGTCCAGACGGGGAACCGACTGGTATCAAGCTACCCTACATCGTAACTGTTGAAGAAGGTAGCAATAAGGTTCTTTCGATAAGAAGGAACTTTGCGCCCAATGATCCAAAGAAACAAAGAATCGAATACTTTGTCCATTTCAAATTTCTGCCTGGACTAGGATTCTATGGATTTGGATTAATACACATGATTGGCGGATTGAGTCGTACCGCAACGGTCGCTCTCCGCCAATTATTAGATGCAGGAACTTTATCTAATTTACCTGCAGGTTTTAAACAAAGAGGCGTAAGAGTAAGAGATGAAGCATCACCTATTCAACCTGGTGAGTTTAAAGATGTAGATGCACCTGGTGGAAGTTTAAAAGATGCTTTCTTACCTCTTCCTTACAAAGAACCATCACAAACTTTATTACAATTAATGGGTATTGTGGTTCAAGCTGGCCAAAGATTTGCAGCTATATCTGAACTACAAGTAGGAGAAGGAAATCAACAAGCCGCAGTGGGTACCACTATGGCTCTTATGGAAAGAGGATCTAAAGTAATGTCCGCTATTCATAAAAGATTATATTTCTCTATGAAAAGTGAATTTAAATTATTATCTAAAATTGTAGCAACTTATTTACCACCAGAATATCCTTATGATGTTGTGGGTGGAGCAAGAATTATTAAACAAGCTGATTTTGATGACAGGATAGATATTATTCCAGTAGCCGATCCAAATATCTTTTCTATGTCTCAAAGAATTACAATTGCACAAACAGAATTACAATTAGCTATGTCGAATCCTCAAATGCATAATATGTATATGGCTTACAGAAAAATGTATGAAGCTATTGGAGTAAAAAATGTTGATCAGATTTTACCTCCTCCACCACCGAATATGCCAAAAGATCCAGCTATTGAAAACATAGATGCATTATCAATGAAACCATTTAATGCATTTCCAGGTCAAGACCACAGAGCCCATATAACTGCCCACTTAAATTTTATGGCAACTAATATGGTTAGAAATCAACCACAAGTAACGGCTTCTTTACAAAAGAACTGTTTAGAACATATTAGTCTAATGGCTCAAGAACAAATTCAACTTGAATTTAGAAATGAATTACAACAATTAGCTGCACTTCAACAACAAGCACCTGTTAATCAACAGGCTGCTGCACAATTAGAACAAACAACTCAAAAAATTGAAGCTAGAAAAGCAATTTTGATCGCAGAAATGACTGAAGAATTTATGAAGGAAGAAAAGAAAATTACTTCTCAATTTGATCATGATCCTTTACTTAAACTTAAGTCTAGAGAAATTGATTTAAGAGCAATGGAAAATGAACGTAAGTCTCAAGAAACAGGAGCTAAAATTGATATGGACAAAGCTAAATTAGTCCAAAACAGAGATTTGACTGAAGATAAACTGGAACAGAACGAAGAGTTAGCAGAGCTAAGAGCTGATACTACTATGGATAAAGCTTTATTATCTGCTCAAGTTAAGCTACAGTCAGATAAAATGAAAGCTAAGGACGTTAGAACCTTGAAAGGTCCTAAATCTTAGTATACATTAGGAGAACT